ATGAGGTGCTGCAAGGTGAAATCAAAAAGAACGACAATATCTATTCAACAAGAAAAAAGGTTAGAACTTGAAAGAGCAGCGATAGAAATATCGTATAAAACAGGAAAGCCGGTAAGCTGGACTGAGATAGTCCATTACATGATCAACAATTACATAAAACTTGCAAAAGAGGATATTGCAGAAAAAGAAAATGGCTAAAAAATAGCCAAAAGTCTCACCATGAGACAAGAGTCCACTGGTTATAGTACGTGGACTCTGTTCACAAAAAGATTGACGCACATTTAATGTTGTGTCTACAATGTAGCTACACAATAGCAACGGAGTAGCAAGCATGACAGAATCAGTAATACGAACAAGGTGTGAGGAAAGCTTAAAAAAAGCATTTGAGCAGTGCTGTAAAGCAAACGACCAAACAGCATCACAAGTAATGCGTGCATTAATGCGTGATTACGTTAAGAAAAATGGGCAGAAGGATATGTTCAGATGATTGAGCTTTTATTAGCGGTGATAGCCGGAATACTAATAATTGGTACAAACATGATTTGCTGGAGATTAGGACAAATAGCTAGTGCATTGATTGGTATAGAAGGCAACACAAGAGATAGAAAGTAAGTAAATTCGCATAATAACCCTATGTTAAAAAGCCCCATTTCGGGGCTTTTTTATTGTCCGAAATTGGGGCTTATATAGATAAAAAAACGACCCTTAAGGTCACGTTTTTTGACCATAACATAAGGCCACATTATGCGAACTTAAATAAAAGCAGTAGTCACCAACGTCTTGCAAGTTAGTAATTGTTCAAAACAGGAATGTATTTAGATAAGGAATGCTTACGTGCAATTATGCTACTGGCATTTGATTATGATTGATTAGAATGTTGAGCAGACAAAGACAAAAAGAATAAGCGGAATAAGAAAAAGTAAATCTAAAGACATCATCATGTCACAATAAAAACAGGATTAAAAAGCAACAAACGCAATCGGCTAACTGCCGATTTTTGCGTTTTTGTTGCTACTAGTATTCTCTTCGATTGTCGGATCAAATAAGCCATTGTCAACGATTTTGAGACAGGTGTAGTGGCTGATATTCATTTTTGTTGCTTGTTGTGAATAACAAGTACAGCGTTCCCGGCTCTCATTTGTGACACAGTTAGGCCTAGGGAAGGTTTTAGCCTTATAAACCTCATCATAGAAAGGTGCAGTCATTGGCATATCTGGAATTCTTGGCTGAAATTGGTCGATATAGTTAGAGACTGACATAGTTTGCGGTTGGGGTTGAGTTTGAGCATGTTGGGGTAAAGTTAAGAAAGAACTAGATTCTTGTTGTTGTGATTGTGGTGATTGTTTACTAAGCAATGAATTGCTAAGTGAATAAATGGGGATGATGACCATAGGAACGAGGACAATTAACCAATAGAACTTTTTTGGAATCTTTTTCTTGGCTGTATGGAGTGTTGCAGATTTATAGGTACCAAAATATTTTTTTGGATATTTCCAGGGTGAAACCTGAGCTTTTTGCCTTGCGTGGTAATCCTTCTCAGGCTCGTCTATACATTTATCCCATTGGTATTTTGTAGAAACATTGAAGCCGAATTTTCTTTCTAAGTGATAGTGACCAAAAACTAAACGCCTTACGTGGACATCGAGGAATTTTGGGTGCTGTGTTACCAAAACGAAATCAATACCTCGGTGCCGGTGCTTCTCTAAGGCTGAGATGTAGTCTGGAACTGATTTTCGATGGTCTCGCTGCGGGAAGTTTTCTTGAGCTTCATCGAAAAAGAATATCGAATTATCTGGGTATTGCTCCCATGTTTTGGGATCATCAATTTGTGTCCAGTCAAAAGTAAGATCCTTAATGTTGTGATAGAAGACTTGTCTATCATTATTAGGATTAAGCGTTTCAGCTGTGAACTGGATTGCGCCGAGTGTTTTGCCGTGTCCTGTGACACCTGTGAATAGATATATCATGCTTCAAATGTATATTTTTTAACTTTACCGGAAGAGCTGTTCATCCCTGAAAGAATGGCGCGAGCGAGAACAGCAGAGAGAATCATGTTAAAGCCGACGTCAATTTTCATCAGGCCGATTAACATGACAACATCAGAAGGAAGTCCGGCGAATTGTTCGAGAACATAGCTTTTTATCTGACTGGTTAAGACTGTGAGTCCTGTGAATGTAACAGCGCCAATGCCGAAAGCTTTTAGTAAATAACGAACTAGTGGGACAACAACAGCGAAAATAAAAGCCTGAAAGGCAATCCAGAATTGCATTAGAAAGCACCTCCAACAGTACGTAAAGAGATAACAGAAGCTGTGAAAAGAACTAAAGGTGCGACAATTTCAGCTAGGTCACAGAATGGGGTGTAATCAATGGTTAGTTCACCCTGTAGAACTTGGACTGTACGAGGTGCAGGGCAACCAGAAGATAGGAAAGAAGAGGTATCAATTTCGTCAGCGATATCGATTATGGTGCCCTCTTCTTCTGATAATAATGAAGGGTCTACGCCTAGTGAAGCAGCGGTGATATCAGAGGGGTCAACATCAAGTTTACAGTTAAGCTCGTGAAGCTGGCGAACGGAGGCGCATTCAAGTACGTCACCTTCACAGGTTACAGGTGCATTACAACCATTATTAGCGAAGACATCTTGTTTTTGTTCTTCTTCTGTCTGTGTTTCTTCCGACTGAACTTCACCAGTTGAGTTGTCAATGATAGTGGTTGTGATAGATGTAGTTGTTGTTCCATCAGAGTTGTTTGTTGTAGTTGTTGTGGTTTGGGTGCTAGTGCCATCACCGTTGTCAACAGTGTCATATGAAGTTGTCTTATTTTCGTTGGTGATGACATTGGGACGGGTGTCAGCGATTGTTCCGTCAGAATTAACGCACTTTAATAGACCGTTGAAAGTGCCCTCTGTTTGATTATCAGAACAGCCCTCTTCTTTAGGTTCGTAGTATGTTTGATCTGAACCATTAGAGCAGGATTGAGGTGATGCACCATAAGTAGCTGTGCAGCTGTATTCGGTAGTTAGAATACCATCAATAATTTTGGCATAACCTGAACATACGTCGATACCTGAGGTAGAGCAACCATTGATACAGGAGCTCATAGTACCAGTTGTGTAATATGTGTGTGTTGTATTAGCAACGGTTTCACATGGGTCAGATTCTGTGCAAAATCCATCGGGATTTTCAGTTGTACCTGTGGGACATGAGTCTTGGATTAATGTGATATTGCCTGCTTGGAATGATTCACCGAATTGATTTGCAAAGAAGCATTGGGTATCAGTGGCAGAATGGTATGTAAGATTTGGGTTTCCATATTCAAGCGCGACCTTTTGACAGGAGTCAGCAGGTGTAATACCTATAGCTGACCCATAGTTGGAAGTTGTAGTCATATATAAATTAGCTGCGTTGGCAGTTGTGAATAGTGATAGTAGAACTAGCGAAATAAAATAGCGCATGCGAGGATCATCACGAAAATGTAAAGGCCGGAAGTGCTGTTAAGTAAATCAACCATAGTAAAATGAGGGGAGTTGCCTCCCCTCTCTCCGTTATTAACCGAAGATAGCGCCTTTAACCCATTTATAAACTACGGCGATACCAGCCAAACCGATAAGAGCAGCACCAACTTCTGCAATTGCTGCACCTCCATCAGTAGTGATAGCTGTAGTGGCGGCAGTGGTATCAACAGCTGCATTTGCAACTGAAAGATAAGCAGATGTACCTAGAAGTACGGCGGTTGTTGCAGTGTTTGCTGCAACTTTTTTTAGATATGAAATGTTTTTCATAAGAAGATCCTTAACGTTTATTAAAAATGAAATTAACAATTTCTCTGAAAACCCAAGCCAGAGCGAGCAAGCCAATGATTGATGCTAATAAGGCTTGAACTTCTGGTGAATCAGCCGCCAGAGATTCGGCTGAATTTTGTAATTGCGTATTGAGGTTATCAACTTCCTGAATAGTTAATAAAAGGTAATCACAGCTACTAGATGAGTTAGCAAGAAGTGAATTATCAGGTTGTATGGATACGCAAGCGGCCATGATTAGCTGGCTTTCTCAACATGCTGTGA